AAAGGTAGAATTGATAAAGTAGTCGATGCCCCAGCCGACGCCAATGACTACGGGATAGCTATAAACATACGTTGTAAGCTCTGCCACCAAAATTATAGATTGGTTGTTTCACAAACTTTTGTTGAGGTCAGACTATAGTTCGACGCAAAATGTGATATAGTGTCGTTATGGACGAAATATCGGGCTACAATCCTAATGATTTAGACAAAACAAATGTTGATGGTGCTGTTTTAGATGTCAATCTAAATGACTCTGATTTACTCGATTTAATCAGAAAACCCCTACAAGAATCTGAAGTTTACTGGAAGGGGCAGCTCGATGCTATGCGCGAAGACAATATGAGTCTGTGGCTTCCCAAACACTGGAAAGACCAAGATATTTATGATTATCAAGAGTCTTACATGTATCAGGACAATCGAATCTTTACTTCTACGGAGACGGTAGTCAGTGTCATAAATGCCAGGATTGCCCAGCCCGAAGTTACACCTGCCCAAGACACTATTGGATCACACCAAATGGCCAAGGACCTCGGTAAAGTTTTGTTTGCCCACGCCCAAAAGTACGAAACTGACGACCTTTTTCGGATGGCAGCTCGTAATTTAATCCTAAAACGAGCAGGTTATATCAAATTACGCTGGGACCCACACCGCGGACAACACGGAGATATAGTCCCCGAACATGTTTTGCCTGAAGATATAGTTGTCGATCAGGATGCAGAGTGGAATCAGATACCTCGCTTTTTCGCCCAACGTATACGAAACCAAACAGGCGAAGACCTACTTCGACAATTTCCCGACGCCAAAGATGAAATTTATCAAATGCTTGGAGTCAGCCGAGTTGATAGTAAGGGTAATCTGGTAGCTTATAAGTCCCAGCTGGCTAAGAAAAAGAATCTTTGGGAAGTCTGGTTTAGGTACTGGGACGCTGAGAACGAAGAAGACAGCGCAGGTGTAGCCTGGGTAGACGAGAACTTCCAACACGTTTTAGACAAAGAAAAGAACCCCAACTTTAATTATGAAGAACCTGGGGCCGAACTCGAAGAAGGCGGAGAGCGCGGTGGCGACCCTAATGAACGAGAAGCTAATTTATTTGACTTTCCTGAACCACCATTTATATCTATCAACTATCTAAACGATGGATCTTCATATGTTGACCTGACCTCAATGGTTGAGCAAGCTGCTCCCCTACAACGAGTCCTCGACAGACGCGGTTTTCAGATTATGGAGAACTCCGAGATGGCTGGCTCTGGCATGGTCTTCAACACTCAGATGATTACAAAAGAGGAAATTTCCAAGTTGGTAGGGGCGCCCGATGAAAAAATTGGTGTGAAAGGTGATGTACGTTCCGCCTTTGTGAGAATCCCTCCTCCTCCCCTACCAAACTATGTGATCGAGGACAAGCATGACGCCCGGAATGAAATTGATAATATTTTTGCGACTCACGATATTACCCGTGGTCAAGCTTCGGGAAATTATACGTTAGGTCAAGATAAACTTCAGGTTGGTCAGGATATAACTCGAATGGAAGACATCGCCCGAGCAATTGAAAAAATGGCCACCAAGTATTACCGATACCTAACCCAAATGATGAAAGTCTACTACACCGAAGATCATTACTTCAGGGCGGTTGGCGAAGATGGTCAATTTGACTTCATACTCATGAGGGGCGATTTAATTGAAGACGGCATCGATATTTCTGTACAGGCTGGCTCTACTATGCCAGTTCAACGCGAAGAACAAATCAGGGCTGTCCAAGATCTCGCCACCCAACAACTAGTCGATCCGCTGACTGTTTACGAGGTAATTGCTGGAGGGGCTATGCCACCTCCACGCAAGATGCTAGAACGATTCATGAGTTACCAGACTGATCCGCTAGCCTTCCTTGAAAAAGTTAAAGAAGAAGAATTTGACCGACAAGCCTACATGGATGTCCAGATTATGCTTGGTGCTACTATGCCGAAGATTCGAAAAGAATACGCTCCGTCATACTTTAAGTATGTAAATGACTTTATGCTTAGTGGTGACTTTATGAAGCAACCCGAAACCATTAAGAAGTTGTTTATAGAACACTTAGGACGCGCCCAAGAAATCGCCATGAAACAGTTAGAAATGTTGATGACCCAAATGCCCAGTACAGACGAAATGGATGCCAAAAACCAACAAACTCTTAAAGATGCTCAACTAGATGCTGAAATAAATTCAGGTGTTGCTGGACCCAATCAACCTGGACGTTCTACTACCGAAGCCGATAAAACACTCAGCCCCACCGATAAAGCTAAAGAGAACCCAGTTTCGAGAGCTATGGACCAGGGGCCTGCTACACCCACCAAATAATGGTATAATTAAATAACAATAATAGGAGAAGCCCAATGGCGGATGCAAAACCTAGCGAAGACGAAATTAAAGACGGAGAGGACAAGGATGAACCAACACTCAACTTGGATGAAGTTCATGCAAAAGCACTCAACGAGATTGAAAACGAAAACAACGAAAATGATCCAAAGGATGAAGAAGATCCAAAAGAAGATGACAATAAAGAACCTGAGAAAGACGAGGAAGAAGACGATTCTGAAGATAAAGACGAAGACAAAGAAGCTGTGGGAGACGCACCTGAAGCCAGTCCCGACCCTGAACCTACCCCCCCACCTGCAAAAGAAGCCGATGCTTTACCGCCCGTCGAAGAAGAATTTGAAAAAGTAATTCTAAGGGATGCTGACGGTAAATCTCACGAATTTTCCACAACTGATGAAATACCCGATGACTTCGAACCTTATTCATATAAGGAGTTTGCAGTTGGAACATCTAAACTAGCTCAACGAGAGATAGCGGTTGCGCGCGCAACCGAACAGCGCGAAATAGATATAGCCGACAAAGAGCGTAGTGAAGCGATTGCAAAAACTAGAAAGAAGTGGCAGGATGACGAAGAATCATTAGTTAAAGCAGGAGCAATACCAGAAGACGCAGATGAACGCAAAACCATAGTCGATGGAGTCTATGGAGTAATGCAAGACGAAGTCAATAAAGGCGAACCAGTCAACAGCTTCAAACAAGCCTTTGAACTCTACCAGTATAGGCAATCTCAAAAGCCAGACGACAAGAAAAAGTCTGAGAGAAATGCCGACAAGAAACGTCGTGGTGGTAAAGTAATGGCTGGTAGTGGGGCCAATCCACCTAAGTCGAGCAATCAGGCCAAAGTTTACGAGGCACCACCAAGCGGAGTGACGTTAGATCAAATCCACGAAAAGACACTCGGGAGTCTATAGAGTTGATATTCTAGCCGTTTTGTGCTATGTTTATCCTAATTAGCCCGTAGGCATTTCGACCTACGGGTTTTCTATTAACAAGGATAATGTAAAAAGGAGAGACAATGGCTATATCCGCAAGAGTAACAAGTATAACCGAGGAAGCATATGTACCAGCATCCATTGATGGTATTTTAAATTCCAACGTATTCACATCTCGACTGTTCATGCGAGACAAGAAAAATTGGGGTGGTAGACAAATGCAAATACCACTACAATACGCAAAACCAACCACTGGTGGTTCATTTAGTGGAACAGGAAGTTTCGATACTTCACTACAGGACACCAGAGTACGGCAGACATTTGAACATGCTCAGTACTACCAGAACGTATCAATCAGTGGTGCAGAAGCATCACTTAACAAGACAGACGGAGAGGTTCTTGACCTCGTTAAAGTCAGTCTCGAAGAAGCTCAAAACTCAATGCTTGACGGTGTAGGAACACAACTATACGGTGCAGGTTTAGGCGATGACTTCTTGGGACTAGCAGCAATCGTGGACGACGGAACATCAACATCAACATATGGAGGCTTAACTCGAACTAGCTATACAATGTTGAACTCAACACTAACCGCTGCCACCGCCGGAGCTTTAACTTTCGACGACATGGCAGTATCAATGAGAGCTGCCGCTGCCGCTTCTTCTAAGCGACAACGACCATCAATCATTGTCACAACTGAAGTTGTTTGGGACTTACTAGAAAGTCTATTCACACCGACAACTCAAGCTACTTATGACGCCATAAGTAGAGTAAACGTAACAACTTACTCAAAGCCTGGAGTTGTGTTCACGGACCAGCAAAGTCTAAAGGGCCACTACGGATTTGAAGCTCTCTGTTGGAGAGGCATCCCTGTAGTAGCAGACGAGAAGGCTACAAGTGGAGTAATGTTCTTCTTAAACGAGGAATATCTACACTGGTACGCACTAAATGGAGTAGGACTAAACTCCTATAAGGTAAATAACTCAGGCGTAGACTCAGTTTACTCAGAGTTTTCACGGTCGTACCCTATCCAATGGAGCGGTTTCGATAAACCATACAACCAATACGCAGACATTGGACAATTCATCCTTCTTGGTAACCTACTTAGCGGTTCGACTAGACGACATAGTAAATACACTGGTATAACAACCACTTAAATAAGAAGGAGAAAATAATATGGGACTATCAACAACAAACGTAGTACAAGGCCAAGACTTTAGAGACATTAGCTCTACCAAAGAGATGATGCTCGGAGCATATGCCGAGACTGCCAACGGACGCGGTTACCGCTACTGCTTAGCAGGCGCAGTTGACCTCGATCCTGGCAAAATGACAACCAACCCAGCAGTTGACTCTAATGTGTCAGATGTCAACGTCGCAGTCACAGCCGCAGCTGGAGCAACCGAAGTAGTAATTGATGCAGGCGGAGTAATTGCTCTTGATGCTTATGTCGATGGTACAATCGCAATTTCCGATGCAACTGGTGAAGGTGTTGAGTATTCCGTTCGCGGAAATACTGCAACATCTGGTGCTGCAGAAATGACAGTTTACCTTAACGACCCACTAGAAGTGGGTGTTACGGTTGACGCATCACAAGTCACTCTACTTAAGAGTCCTTGGGGCGGAAACATCATTGTTCCTGCCACCGACCAAGCAGACTTCCCAGCAGGAGTTCCTAACGTAACAATAACCGCAGCTTACTACGGTTGGCTCCAAACTAAGGGCGTATGTGCAGTATGGGCTGATGAAGCCTTTGCTCGAGGCGCACCCCTAACATTCGGAACAGGTACTGCAGGACAAGTAGAAGCAGTTGATGCAGCTGGCGAAGTCCA